GGGCAAACGCTGGCAAGGGCACGACGTTGAGGGCACCGGAGATGCAGGCGTTAAGAGACCTGATGTCCTTGCACGACGAGCTGCTGGACGTGGTGACGGTGGGCCAGATGGAGAAAGCCATCGCCTACATCAGGAAAGAAATCCGGGCCGGACGGGCCGAGCAACTGAAGGGGATCAAATGAAGTATCTGATTGTCGGACTGGCGCTGGCCGCGTCCCTCTACATCATGACCGGCTACGCCTTTACCAAGGGCTACGAGCAGGGCTACGGGGATGGGCGTGAGCGGGCCTTGATGAGTGGGGCTGAACTCTACAAGCAATGCACCGCGTGGTGGTTTGATGGCGACGAGCCACGGGCCATCAAGGAGATCAACAAATACTGTGAACGGAGAATCAAATGAGCAGCGTACACGCAGTGACACAAGACTTGGTGTTTACCTTGAAGGTGGCGTCGTTCTACCCGATACCAACCGAGGAGTTGATGAAAGAGTTCAGTGATTGGGTATCTGCAAAGGGAAAAGAACACAACTTCGTCATATCAAGCGTGTCGGTTTTAGTCCAAAGCAAGGAGCAGAAATGAACAACACAAACACAGGTGGGCCAGCTTTCCCGTGCCCACGGTATATCAAGGGAATCGGTCCAGACGGCATGACCCTGCGCGATTACTTCGCGGCCAAGGTGGTGCCGACATACCTTGCCGACCCAGCTTTTTCAAATGTTACACAAGGAACAATTGCTCGGTTGGCATACGACATGGCCGACTCCATGCTTGAGGCGAGGGAAGCATGACCTCAAGAGAACAATTCGAGCAGGAGCATTTCGGCATCAGCCCCGGCAAGGTGGGCCAGCGGTACCACGCCGCTATGGCATGGGGTCCAAGCGCATGGCGAAAGACCGTGAAGTACTGGGCCGCGCTGTGGCTGGGCATCGTGCTCGGTGCCATCGGTGGCGGTGTGTTGGCTGTTGTAGTGGGGGTGGTGCGATGAACGAACAGCAACGCGCCGAGCTTGAGCGCATCAGAGATGTCTTGTACCCTGCGACCGGGCTTGAGGACTATGACGAGGAGATTATTGGGCGCGTCCTCAAAGACATCAAGGCACTGTTGGCACAATCTGTCCCTGTGAAGTGTTGGTGTCACAAGTGCAACGAGCACAACACCGTCAATGGCCTTCCATTTTCCATGACGCAAATGATCTTGTGCCCCGAGTGCGGCAATAAGCGATGCCCAAAGGCCAGCGATCACCAACTGGACTGCACTGGCAGCAATGAAGCAGGACAGCATGGCAGCGTTTACACCGCACCCCAACCCGTCCCTGTGCAGGAGCCTGTGGCTGTCGTGTCTGGTTACTACGGTGGGCAATGCGTTGTGTTGCCAACAAACCCGGCAAGACTGTTTAACTCCGGCACAGCCTTTTACACCGCACCACAACCCGTCCCTGTGAAGACTTACCACGATGGTAAGCCGTGGCCTGTTGCGCCAAAGCCTTGGGTGGGGTTGAGCCGAGACGAGGTTTTGGATATTGAAGAAACCACAACGCACCCACTTGCGTTTTACCAAGCCATCGAAGCCAAACTCAAGGAGAAGAACACATGAACGAAGCAATCCAAATCATGTTGCTGCTGGCCTTTGGCGCGGCGTTTGGCTTGATCGTGGGCTGGGTGTTGTGGGGAGAGAAACGATGAACTGGGAAAAAATGCAAGAGATCATCCTTTACGTGATCATCGCAACCGCGCTGGTTGGAATCGCGTTTATGTTTACTATGATTTGGATGGCCGCATGAAGACCCTCGCTGTTTTTCTGCTGGTGCTGTCGGCGTTTATGCTGGGCCAGTACCTTGACCAAGATTTGATTCAACAAAAGACGGAGGCCAAGTAATGGCGATTCACACGGACGAGGTGATCCGAAACCACCTACGAGAGCACCAAGGGCAGACCGTGACGCAGATCGCGTCGGCACTGAGCCTTGGACCGTCTCGGGTGCGTGCGGTACTCAAGAGCATGGTGGACGTGTACGTGAGCGGCTACACAGCCAACACCGATGGGGTGTCTGGAAGGGCGGTCCCGAGCGTCGCGGTGTACTGCGTGGCCGAGATTCCGAAGGACTGCCCAGCACCATGATCAAGACTATCTTTGCGGACTTCATCCACATCTTCCAGCCACCGACGGCTGACGAGATGGTGGCCGAGGAACTGGAGCAAGCACGGCGCGAGCTGCTCAAGGCGCACAGCGCCGAGGAGTACGCTCGGTCCATGGCGCAATATCACCAAGAGCGGATCACCCGGTTGACCAACATCATTGAATTTGGAGAACAAGATGAACGAACGAGAACTCGACCTGCTGGTCGCAGACCTGCAGCATGAAAACAAGCAAATCAGAAACCAGCGTGACGCGGCCATTGAAGAAGCCCTGCGTCTCAGGCACACCCTTGAGCACATCTACGCCAAGTGCATTCTGGCCGTTCAGGAGGGTAGACCCAGCCGTATTGGAGGCGCTCCACCGAGCCACACTGACAAGTCGTCGTACTGAGCAACTCAACCAACTTGGCGAGGCATTGATATGACGCAGGTAAAACGCAACGTCTTTGAGGAGTGGGTCGAGAGATACCAGAACAACCCGGTGGCCTTCGTGGACGAGGTGCTGGGGGTGACGCCGGACAAGTGGCAGATCAAGTTCTTGATGGCCATCGCCAAGGGCAACCGGCGCGTGAGTGTCAGGTCCGGCCACGGCGTGGGCAAGTCCACGGCCAGCGCGTGGGCCATGCTCTGGTACTTCATGACCCGCTCGCCGGTCAAGGTGGTGGTCACGGCACCGACCAGCTCGCAACTGTTCGACGCCATGTTCGCGGAGCTGAAGCGGTGGGTGCTGCAGATGCCTCAGCCCCTGCAAGACTTGGTGACGGTCAAGCAGGACCGCATTGTGTTCAACGCCGCACCGGACGAAATGTTCATCTCGGCGCGTACATCACGGGCCGAGCAGCCTGAAGCCCTGCAGGGTATCCACAGCGACAACGTGATGCTGGTGGCCGACGAGGCGTCCGGCGTGCCCGAGCAGGTGTTTGAGGCTGCGGCTGGATCGATGTCCGGCCACAACGCGGTGACGTTGCTGCTGGGTAACCCGACGCGCTCCAGTGGGTTTTTCTACGACACGCACAACCGGCTCTCCAGCGACTGGGTGACGTTCCGGGTGTCGTGCGTGGACTCACCAAGGGTTTCTACTGAGTACGTGGAGGAGATGAAGAGCCGGTATGGCGAGGAGAGCAACGCGTACCGCATCCGCGTGCTGGGCGAGTTCCCGAGGTCGGACGACGACACCATCATCTCCATGGAGCTGATTGAGGCGGCAAAGAACCGCGACGTGGCCCCGACCAAGTACGCGCCCATGATCTGGGGGCTGGACGTGGCACGGTTTGGCTCGGACAGCTCCAGCCTGACCAAGCGACGGGGCAACACGGTGACCGAGGCCAGCCGGGTGTGGCGCAACTTGGACCTGATGCAATTGACCGGGGCGGTGGTGGCCGAGTACGAGGCGCAGCAGGAGCAGGAGAAGCCCGAGTCGATCATGGTGGACAGCATCGGGCTGGGCGCTGGCGTGGTGGACCGGCTGAAGGAGCTGGGCCTGCCTGCGGTGGGCATCAACGTGAGCGAAAGCCCTAGCTTCTCGCCCAACCAGACGTATGCCAACCTGAAGGCCGAGCTTTGGTACAAGTGCAAGGCGTGGTTTGAGAAAAGGGATTGCCGCATCCCCGACGACAGCCGCCTGACAGCAGAGCTGGCCACCGTGCGGTACACGTTCAGTTCCACCGGCAAGACCCGTGTGGAGTCCAAGGAGGACATCAAGAAGCGCGGCCTGAAGTCACCCGACTGCGCCGATTCTTTGATCCTGACGTTTGCCGGGGACGCGGCCACGGGCATGTACGGCTCCACTGGTGGCTCCAAGAACTGGGCCAAGCCTCTGCGAAGGAATGTGCCACGGCTGGCGTAAAGGTGCGAAAATCACGCGCAAGCGAGGTGAACTTATGCCACTGAAACAAGGCTATTCTCAAAAAACGGTCTCTTCCAACATCAAGAAAGAGGTCAAGGCTGGTAAGCCGCAGAAGCAGGCGGTGGCCATTGCCTTGAGCGTGGCCGAAAAGGCCAAGGCAAAGAAAGGCAAAAAATGAAGGGTCTGTACGCAAACATCGCAGCAAAGCGCGAGCGCATCAAAGAAGGCTCCAAGGAGAAGATGCGCAAACCCGGCACCAAGGGTGCCCCAACTGCCTCGGCCTTCAAGGCTGCGGCAAAAACCGCCAAGAAAGGCAAATGAACATGGCCACCAAGAAGATGATCCCAATCAAGTCGTTCAAGCCCTGCCCCGGCTGTCCAACACCGGGCAAGTGCAAGGCCGCTGGCAAGTGCTTGGCCAAGGCGAAAGCCAAGTAATGGCCACAAAGAAGGACGCTCGACTTGAGCGAGCCGGTGTCGCAGGCTACAACAAGCCCAAGAGGACACCGAGCCACCCAACCAAGTCCCACGTCGTGGTGGCCAAGGATGGCGACCAAGTCAAGACGATCCGCTTTGGCCAGCAAGGTGTCTCTGGGTCTCCAGAGGGCAGCAAGCGAAACGAAGCATTCAAGGCCCGACACGCACAGAACATCGCCAAGGGCAAGATGTCTGCTGCGTTTTGGGCCAATAAGGTGAAATGGTGAGGATATGAA